AACATTATCGGTAATTACCGTATTATTGGAGTCCACTAATCTCAAAACACCAGAACTATCCTTGAAACTTACCGTAGCAGTACTATCGGTCTGTACAAAAGTATCAGAAACAAGGGTTCCTGACTCGACTGGACTGTTCAACTTGATTGTCCATGCATCAGTCAACGTTGAATTCGTATTTGGTGTAAGTCTTTTTATCAATTTGGAAACCGTATAGTTACTCCGAATGGCCGTATCACTATCATCGATTGCAGTTGAAATCTTGGAATGTCGGAATGAATCACCAAAACCATCGAGATTGGTCGATGCATAACTCTCAATTGCATTTACAACAGATGCCTGCACTGTTCCTTCTGGACTCAATGCGACAGTATCGTTGTATTTGACTATACTAGATACCCCAATAAACGTATAATCTGGATCTACTATTGTCGGTGTTATGCATAAAATCTTATTTGGTGCCAATATCTCATCTGTGATCTCAGTCTTATCTGCATCCGTGAGTGTATATCCTGTTTGTGGTTTTATAGACACAAAAACCTTACCATACTCAGGTGGGTCATTTTCTTCACCACCCCATGTAGAAACTGCAGCTGCATTTGGAAACTTGTTCTGTATAAACGTCTTGTAATCGTTTGCAGTCACGGTTCGTTTTTGGGTCTGAAATGATTTCGGTGCAAAGAATTTTATGGATTCATTCGTTTCCGAATCTGCACCACCTGTCGTGGATGATGTAACAATAACCTCAGTACTGGATATCCCAGTTACAGATGTCGATAATTCAAACGATCTCGACCCAGAAACATCAGTCGTACCTATCCCATTGGAACCAATTCCAGTTCCTATCACATACGTCAACTGTATTACATTCCCAGTACTCAACTTTTTACCGAATATACCATCACCAAAACTTATCAGATACTTACCGTTTTCAACTTCCTCTAAAAAATAAATTTTAGAGGTAGATGTTAGTGTAGATATCTCATCAAACTGTGTATAAGTTTCCGTAGCACTATCCGTTGAACTATTTTGTATTTTAACAGTTAATGTAGATATATCCACATTAGGTTGCAACTCAAATCGTTGCCCTAAATTGTTGGTATCCACTACATAATTCTTCGTAGTTCGTTTACCCTCATTCAGTACCACACCCGTTATCGGAAATGTTACATCAACTCCATTGGCAGGTACGGTTGAATATGCATTCATTGTTGTAAAATCATAAGATGTGGAATCCGACCCAGTTGCCATAAATTTACTCCCCACTGGAAGAGTGAATACAGTATTCACACTGGGTGCATTAGATGTAGTTAAATTCAAAGTCACAGTTGCAGTTGCACTTTTTGCAGAAGTTGGTACATACCCCAAATGTTTTGCAATAGACGCAATCGATGATCGATTTGATGCACTATCCAAAAACATTTCATTGGCTACCATGTTCACATAATATGACATATAATGTGTATTGTATGATAACACATCGAGAAGGATATTCAATGCAGAACCTTCAAACGAATAATCTTGAAAGTCGGACTGTGATGACAAATAATCCTTGAGATTGGTTTTTATACTATCGAAATCTAATTCTGTTATTCTTAAATTTGTCGTTGCCATATTACCTTATCCGTTCTAATAAAAATTCCAATTCTTGTGTATTGACTGGATTTGGATCATTCAATATCGTATAAACTAGGGTAACTTGATATGTATTAAGATCATCCAATGCAACTACATCTACTGTATTTAGTCGTACTCTGGGTTCATATGCATTTATACAATCCTGTATTGCCTGTGAAATAACAGTTGCTGTAATAGGCGATGCAAGTTCAAATAGATAGGATCGAACACTACAGTGTATTTCAGGATGAAATGGTTTATCATACCTATCCAACATCACCAAAGTTTTTATAGACTGTTTTACTGCATCATTGTAGTTTTTGGTTCCAACATCTTTGGTAATCAGATTCTTTGAAAAGTTGATATCCAAATCATTGTATTTTCTAGTTTGTATAAGCATAGTTTATTCCTATGTAACTGTATCCTCTGCTTGTGATGCTGCAATTGCTGCCGATTCTGCTGTTTCTTTTGCCAATGCTTCGACTTCGATTGCAACATTTTTTACAATCATTTCAGTCATTTTAGCTGTGGATGTTGCAATTCCAGCTGAATTACTGAATATCGGGGTTGGTGGTGCTGGGCTTGGGATTGGAACCTGAGTATACAGTAATGATGAAACGTTTCCCCCCTTTCCAGGATTAACAATAACATTTCCATCCGAAAGAACAGATCCCTTTACATACAAGTCCCCTGTTATCGTTACATCTGAATCTATAGTGGTATATTCCGTATCAATCTTCAAAGATTCAGTGGATTCAACCACTTTACTATTACTGACTTCCTTGATCTTACCATCTACATTGATATTTAGATCACCCTCTATGTGAATATTTTTGTCGTCTAACGTTAATTCGTAATTCTTACCCTTGATTTTCACCACCTGTCCACCATCAGGATATATCTCATAAAAAGAACCAGATCGATGTCTGACCGATATCCGTTCTGCACCCCTAGTATCATCCACCTCAACCACATGACCAGATTCACTTTCAGTCACCTTATTGTAGGGATATGCAGCTGCATACTTGGTTTCTGGTTCCGATACTAATGGTAATACAAGAGAACTTTTTGTCCGAGAATTAGTACCCAACAACGTACCTGATTTCTCACCCACAGCAAGTTTGTGAGTATTCACCTCACCTTCTTCCCTTTCCGTAACCAATAAGGGTTTCGATGGTTTTGCTACATTAGTTTCTGGATCATTGAATCCCTTACTTGGTACATTCCCAGTCACCATTCCAGAATCTATCTGATGAGTCATGACTGGTTCTTGTGCATTCTTCCCATCCCGAAAGAATCCCATCACCCAAGTACCCTCTCTGGGTCCTGTTGGAGTACTATTTGGTTCTGAAGTTATCGGAGTTGCAGGATATGCCCATGGCAAATCATTTGTGGGTATCTTATTCTTATTCTCTGTGTGAAACCCAAGAATCCGTACTCTACATCTACCTATCTTCAATGGGTCTAACCTATCTTCGACTACACCTTGCCACCAGATGTACTCGAATCCCATGAAATTTTGTGTATTTTCCATATTACAATAACTCTTTCCTTAATGGAGTAAAATAAGAATCCTTAACAAGTTCCAAAATAGTTTCGTGGAACTCCTTGACAAATCTATTCCTCACACCCAACACCATATAATTCCCAGAATACAATTTATCCTCTGTTACCTTACCATCATCACTCGCAGCTGTGTTTGGGTATTCAAAATAAATTAGATCACCAGATCTTCTGAGGGGGTCTCCTGGAACAGTAAGTATTAACTTATAGGTATTCAACTGTTGTAATTGTGAAACCCTAGATTGTATAGAACGTTCATGATGTGATGTGTTTCTATTGGGAATTCTAATCCCCCCGTACAATTGGTAATGTGAAGGTATCATCATTCTATAGCTATTATATTTCTCCGTAAAATCATCAACTGTCTCACTCTGCAACATAGTGGATTGTTGAGTCCCAGAAGTCACATTGGAATTAGTGTTTTCTTCCAAATGGATATAATCATCATAAGTTTCCTTATAATCAAAATCATATTCCTTATATGATCTTCTAACTATATCATGTGTGATCAACTTACTACCATACATCCCCAATGATAAATTCTGCAATACATTAAATGTTCTATCTACCTTGTAATCACTTGCGTTTCTAAATGCCTCTGGATTGATCTGTGCTGGATTTTCAGATACATTTTTCATCTGATATGTATAATGCATTTTAGTGCCTTCTGGATATAAATCCTTATCCATTCTAACCTCATCAATCAAACCCTCAAGTGAAACAAAATTGAATCCCTCGAGCGTTTCAAAAAAGAAATAATTAGCACCATTATATGTCTCTGAAATACCTCTAGACGACAACCAATTCATACTATAAAACGGACTCCAATT